TGATATCATTATCAGCAGTGCCAACTCTACCAGCAGAATTCATAAGTCTGTCAGCAGTAAATTGAAGAGCTGAAGGAATTATCATTTTAACTCCTTGCGCTGCAATTTTTAGGCCTCTTTCATCAGTAAATGCCGCGATGTCAATCAACGACTGTTCTAATGAAGTTTCATTAAGTTCAGCAGGTGTTGTTAACTCATTTGAAAATGAACCAGCTAATGTAGGGTGGTCAGTAGCACAAAGCTCCTTACCATCTCCACCAGCAAAGTTTGCATCAAACGCGTTATTTAAAACTGCTGCACCTTTGATATTCTTAGTAGACGCCATAGATCTTGCTAAAGCTTTTGTATATCTAGACGCAAGTCTGTCATACAAGTTATCTTCGATAGCTTCTTCTGTGATAGCGAATGCTAATGCAATCGTTTCGTTAGTGTAACGAGCAGTGAAAGTTTCTTGTGCATCGTCGAAAGTTACACCCTGTCCTTCAGGTTTAACTGCCGCATTTGCGAAACCAGCTAACATTACTTCTTCTTCAAAAGCTCTGTCAGAAGTTTCTGTATCGAATACTTCACTCCATTCGTCAGCGTATTGTTTATATTCCAAGCCGAATAGTGCATTCAAACCTGGCTCTAGTTCTTTAACTAGTTGTGCTCTTGATATTGCCATATCTATATGCTCCTATTAGTTAGAAATTGACGCCGCTGGAGAAACTTGAACTATTACGTTCGAGTTAGCTGCAGTGTTGTCATCGTTTGCCGGATCGTTTGCAGTTCTAACAATTCTAAACTGGGAAGTAGCCGCTGTTCCAGTAATATCCAATTTAACAGTCGATTGACCATTAGTTGAAGTACCGACAGTTGCTCCATCAGTTGGGTTAAAAGTGTTTAGAAGATTAGCTTGAGTTACCGCTGCATCCGCTTTGCAAGTATATTCTTGCATAGGGTTGTCGTTAACCAAGCCGATTCCGTCGTTTGATCCAGTATTGTAGTCCGTTCCGAACGTAGTACTAGCTAAAACGTGGTTAGCGAAAGTAGGTTTGCTTGTAGAACTATTTATGTAAAAAGCTCCATTAAACACGCCTACGATTGGTTGAGTGTTAGAAGTTCCAGTTGACCAATCTGCTCCACCAGCGATTCCATCGTCCATAGTGTCCGCTGTAGCATCTTGTAGATACCCATCGTCACCTGACGTATGTTGCTGTGAAACAGGGTTGTTCTGAAAAATCCCTACACCTAAACCTGATTTGATCTTGTATTCAGCTTGACCGCCTGTAGCAGGAGTTGATCCTACTGTAGGAGCTTGTCTAAATCCAAAACCAGCTGTTTGGTTTGCCATAGTTGTTTTCCTTAATTATGTACTTGGCTACATAGCCAAGCACGGATTAATTTATTTTGTTGGTTTAGAAATTGTTAAAAGAACTATTTCTTTGTACCACCAAAAGTTACACGAGTATTAGATTCCTTATGGAATTTCATACTTGGGTGCTGTTCCTTCATAAGATTGTTCTCTACTGCTTCTTCTTTTGCTTGATTTTGTTTTTCATAATAAGCATCGATTTGAAGCGCAATCTCCTCTGGTATCCTAGCCAGCAATAGGCCTCCCACTCCAATTACTCCAGCGTATCTGCCTGTGTCCATCGTTGGATATTGAGTTTCGGGATATTGATCAGCTCTCACTAATTCCCATCCTTCTCTCAAAGACGATGCTACATTTTTAGCATCTGATTGTCCGAGAATCTCGGCACGTATCCATTGATGTCTATATCCAGTTGGCGCTGGTGGTGCATCAAGTGAGTTGGGTGGAGTCCAAACTTTTACAGATTCAATTTTGTCTCTTGTTTGACTCGCACGAGAAGTTTTGATTTTATCATTTTCCATTTTATGCTCCTTCCGTGATTTTTAATTGTTTTGCATAATCTTCTAGCGGCACACCTAATCTTTTAGCAATTGCTACCTGTGAAGGCGTGAGTTTGACAGTTTTTCTGCGTCCGGTTGAGGCTGAACGTTTAGCCGAAGCTACATTTTGAGTAGGTTTTACTCTTTCTGTAGTAGTATCATCCACCTTATCAAATTTATGCGGAAATTCAAGTCTTATTCTTTTATCAACTTCTGCATAATATTCGTCAGATTTAGGATCATAACCTTCTTGCTCTACAAGTGTTTTATGTAGATCAAAAGCTGTGTAAGTCATTGCTGAATCATTACCAAACCAAGCATTTCTAGCTGCCCATTCTTCTGCTTTAGGGTCAGTAGGTGCTGTTTGAGCTGGTCTTTGAGGTGCAATATTTACATCTTTAACTGGTTCTGGTTTAGACGCTTCAGCAACTTTCATTGCATTTAGTCTAGCCCCATCCATTGTTAAATTAGCAATCTGTTCTTGCGCTGCAATTTGAGCTTCAACGTTTTGAGATTCAATAGCATTTTTTAAAGCTAACTTGGCTGCTGCCATATTAGTTTTTACTCTTGATTCAAACTCTGAAGTGTAAGACTTATCTAGTTTAGATAGTCTTCCTTCTAACTCACTCTTTTGTTTGTTAGTTGCTTCTGCAAAGGCAATAGCTTCTTCTCTTTGCCTTTCAGCTTCACGCATTTTACGAGTAAGTTTAGCAATACGTTTTTGAACGCCATCACTATATTCTTTTAACTCGTCCTTTTCTTCTTTTTTTTCAAGTTTAGTTTCTCTTTCGTTTTCAAAAGTTTTGTCAACTTCTGCAACTTCTTCAACTTCAACTTTTTCTTCTGCAGGTGCCTCTATTTTTTCAGGTTCACCTTTATCATCTAAATTAATTTCAGCACCGACTGTTTCGCCGACATCAATTAATTCTTCTGAAGGTTTCTTATTTTCGTTCTCTGTTGGCATAGTTTCCTTCCTATGTTAAATGTAATGAAGAACTGATTCAGGATCACCTATGGTCCCTAACACTTCATCATCGTTTAGTATTCGCACTTCTCCACCTTCAATCGGTAAACGTGCACCAGCATATCTGGCAAACATTACCCAATCTCCTATTTTGCACCACGGTTTATTAAATTTATCTTTATCCGCATATGCAAGATCTCCCATTTTTAAAACATAACCACAAGTAGTTGCGATTCTAGCTTTGTCTAATTGTTCTTGAGAGAATAAAATTCCACCTTTAGTTTTCTCTTTTGGTGTAAAAGGTAAAACTAAAATTCTGTATCCAACCGGCTCTGGTAGCTGGTCAGCTACATCTTTAATATTGTTTTCGTCTAATCTTATTGCGTGTGATTCTTCTTTTTTTTCTGCTTCGTATTTTTCTTGCAGACCTAATTTAATTTTTGGGACTTCCTTGTCCGATGTCGATAACGTTTCCTTCATCTTTTTGCTCCTTTGGTTCTAGCAGGTTAGAGATTTCCTGTATTATTAATTGATAAGCGTGTGCTTGTCCTAGCATATACTTATATTTCTCCATACTGTCAACCCCGCCTGTCATCATCGAGTCTCCTATTTGTTGAACAGTAGCATTAATTCTTTTTTTAAGTTTATCTATTAATATTAAATCATCCATTATAATTTAAACTCCTGTAATGTTTTTAGTTTTTCTTCTGCATTAGCTATCTTTTCAATTAACTTATCTACTTCATCAAGATGTTGTGGGTGTTCACCAATACCAACACTATGTTCTAAATATATTTTAAGAGTTGCGTCTGCTTCTGAAATTTGTGCGTTATACCTATCCTCTAATGCGTCTAGTATTACTTGTCTCATTTCTTTTTCCTTTTCTTTTTTAAAAGTTTAACTCTTGTATGCCAGCACCACTCTGTCAGTTTAATAACACCAGTTTCTACAAAAGAAACCGCATCATCAAGTTTAGCAAAACAGTTATAAATAAATCGATCTAGCACTTCCATCTTCTTCTAGCTTGTCGTAGTCTAGAATTAGGATCGCGTGCTGCTTTAGGAAATTTTTTCATTTGTCCTGCACTTCTTGCGCAGTATGATTTTCGCCTTTTAGCGGCAGCGGACCCCTTCTTGACTTTACCGGTCACAGCTGTTTTTAGTTTTGAGCCTGGGTTTTTTCTTCTGTATGCAGCTACACCAGCTCTAGTCATACCTGCACCTTTTTCCGTTGGACGGAAATTCTTTTTATTTCTTTTAGGCATATTGTCTTGTCTTCGCATTACAACATCCCCTTATAATATTTTTTTAAACTTGGATTACTAACTTGTACTCCACCTAAACTACCATCGATGTAGCTACCTCTATAATTTCTTTGTGCTTGCCCTATCATACCACCATCTTTAGCAAATGTTTTAACGTTAGTTGGTTTAGGTCCTTTGTTGCTCACTGCTCTTTTTCGTCTGACAGCACTCGCCTTTTGCGAGCTTGTCATTCGTGTGGCTTTTGCAAGTGGGACGCACTTCGGATATTTTCTTTTCGAACCTTTTGAGCGCCCGCAAGGCTGATACTTCCCATTCTTCTTCGGAGCTCCAATGTCCACCCATTTCTCGTCTAACCATTCCTTAAGTCCTTTTTTAGCCATTAGACCATTCTTGTTTTTTTACGTCTATTAGACATAACCTTACCACATCCTCTTGCAATAAAACCGCCGTTAGCTTTTTTAGTTCTACCTACTTTGCCTTTACAATATTTGGATGCCCAAATGTTTGCATATGCACTAGGATAAACGTCAAACTTTTTTTTCGCGGCAGCTTTACCTGCAGGACATAGTTTAGCCATTACTTCTTCCTTTTTTTAACTCTTCCACCTTTTTTCATATAGCCCATTTTAGCGACTACTTGAGGTGCTTTCTTTTTTAATTTAGCAAGACCTGGTTGCTTTTTTGCATCTATTTTTTTCATTATGCTTTTTTCCTTAATTTATTTAAAGTCATAGCAAATCTAGCACGTTGTCCTAGTTTGCCTTTTTTCTTCGCAGCGGCTTTTAATTTAGAAGCTGGAATCTTTTCGCCTTTCTTTATTCCTAAAGACTTACGTAAAGCTCCCGGCTTTTTAATTGCCTTCTGTATAAACTTTTGTCTAGCCATAAACTATTTGTTTATCTTACCAGACTTTTTAGCTTTAGAACCAAATCTTCCATAAGAATCATCTCTTGAAGCTTTTAATTGCTTTTTAGTTCTTTTCTTTTTGATTCTCATAGCGATTGACTCATCTTTTCTATCTTTGTAACCCTGTTTTTTCTTTTTAACAGAACCACCTTTTTTATACATAGCACCACCCTTCATACCCATATCGTCTTTGTAGTAACCAGACATCATATCTTTTCTTGCTTGAGACATTCCGCCCATTGCTTTTTTTACTCTGCCACCAGCCTTCATTGGGTTAGTGACTTGTGTGTTGAATCGTCTATTAGGCATTATTTTTTTCCTCCATTATTCCTAAATATTTGTGTACCCTTTATTCCATATATGCTCGCAACGACAAGGATCCACAAATTTGTAAACCAACTCGGGAGTGCCGCGAAATGTTCGAAGAACACATTCACTTTCTCCATAGCTGATGGATCGTCACTTACAACTGCCCAGGCCAAAATTGCTATTGGCGCCGAGAGAATTAATAAAACTGCCTCGTCCTTCCAATCTGATTGACGAGCTTCTAAAAGTTTTCCCTGGTAAGCTTCTTTACCCTCTGCCATACGA